TATAAGGACTGCTACGATGTCACCGAGGGCACGGAAGTTCTTCGCGTTGTGTATTACGGATGGAACAATCTTGTCACTGCTTACAGGCTTTAGCTGAGGTAGTGTAGATACGATTTCCGATACGAGTATCAGTGTCGCTATAGATGGTGGTGCTATCTTGTATTCGACACCATCAAGCTCGATCGAAGCAATCGGTCTTTCAAGTATGGCCGATGCAACCTTGCTTTCTATTGTTTGTTCTGACATATCTTAGGTGTTTTACAGTTTGCGGAGGGTGAAGGATTCGAACCTCCGGTGCGTTTCCGCACTCCTCGTTAGCAATGAGGTGCATTAGGCCGCTCTGCCAACCCTCCAGGGCTGTTCTACCTTCCGAACAGCAAAGGGGTGTCTTTCCACTCGTCAGTAATACTACTTTGATGTTCCCGAAGTCTGTGCTTCAGAGTTTTCAGGAGCTGGAGCAGAAGCCATGGATGCTGCTGCGGCCCAGTCTGTAACCTGAACCTTGAACTTCTTGTACAATTCCCCATCCTCGCATGCAAGGACCTTGAATGTAACATCTACATACTGTCCTTCCTCTTCAGAAGAGCCGGGACGGAATGAGATATGGGAACGTCTTACCTTGATACCTGTAGCGCCGATATTCTTCGGAGTTACCTTCACGGAGAAGTCTTCCGGAATGACGTTTGTCTTTACGGTCAGCTCCTCCGCCCCGGTGGTACCGCTTTTCACGGCTCCTGTCAGCTTGTTCTCGGTATCGAAGTCCATTTCCATGATACGGGTAGTGATGGTAACAACTGGTTCGCCTTCCTCTTCAGCAACCACTACACCACCCGTAGCCGTAGCCGTAAGGGTGTCTCCATCCTCCGTACTCATTGATGTACTTTTGTCCTTGATGGTTCCAAGCGAGAAGAGTTCTGAAGCCATAGCGTCTGAATCTCCGGTCTTTCCGACCTCAATCTTACACTTAGACCAGGACATGATGATTTTCTTTGCCATACACTTTAATGTTAAATGGTTATTCTTCTGTACTTTATTCTCGCAACAATTAGATGCTGGTTAATCTCCTCGTTTAGCATTGATTTCGGTGTTCCGTCAGCGGACATGTCATATTCCGTACTTTCATTGTCGTGAATGAACGAGCTGATGACAGACTGCAGCTCTGCAATGCGTCCAAAATCCTTCACGTTGCGCTTTCCGTCCGATATGTCAGGAACATAAAGGTTGATTAAAATCACACCTTCCTGAACCTGCTCGTCATCACCGGAAAGCAATTTCACGATAAGGTCTTCTGCGACAGAGTTGTCAGGCCGCATACCGTCTCGATATAAACCGCCCCTTATGGCGGTACCGAGTTCCGATGACTTTATCATCGTGTAGAAATCCCTTTCTATTTCCTGTTCTGTCTTAATCATTCCATCAAATGTTTAAGTAGTTTATTTGCCAGCTTTTCGGATTCAAGTTCTGCTGATACGAGAACGTCCTTGTGGTGTATATCTTCGACATACGCTGCATATTCCATACCTGCACAGACTATAAGTACGATGCCGGAGGAATACTTCGACTGAAGTTTTTTAAGAAGCTCCTTCCCGGTGGAGACTCCGACAGAACCGTCACCGCTCGCCCCCTTTGCCCAGTATTTCACTTCCTTTCCGGATTTCGTCTTGTATTGAACAAGGCTCATGTTTGCTCCACGTCCCTGTGTCTGCTTGAACCCTCCACCTGCTACAGGAACACCGTTCGAAAGAACGACATATCCTATAGAGGAGCGGAGGTTTCCGGTAATGTCGTTGTAGCTTCCTTTTTCCCTTGCTATTGCCACCGACCTTTCACCGATATACTCCATGTTCTTTATCACATTGGCGGTGATTTCGGCTGCGGTTTTCCCAAGGTTCTTCTTGATGTGAAGAAGCGTGTTCTTTTTCAGTGTTATACTCTTTGCCATGCTACACTACAATTTTAACACGTCCTACACCGCATAGGGGCTCCTTACTGATGATTTCATACTCTCCAAGTTGTTCCCCTTGTCTTTCTATGGAAATGCGCTCAGAACTGAATTCTGTGCATTCCAAGAGGATGGTAAACGAAGCCATCCTGAACACTCCATCCTCATATCGTCCTTTTCTGTTGTCAGAATTGGTCTTGATGGAGCACTCGATAGGCTCGCTCCATGTTACATCTGAAGCGACAACCTCTCCGAACTCGTTCACCGTCTTTTCGGAGTTTACCAAATATTTCAGCGTTCCGTTTGTTCTCATTACCAAAAATTTGAACCGTTTTCAATGACTTTAAGGCTTTCGCCCAGTTCCTCTTCAACATCAAGCCCGTAGTCCTTGCACCATATACGGAGACTTTTCGTGATGGCTTCATCACGTACAGAGGTAGAAACCCCGTTCTCGTTACGGCTTCCTTCCACGTATCCGTTCACCAGCTTGACGGCACACCGGAAGATGGCAGGGTCTTTCTTCGTGCTTTCAGCTTCAGGGTCCAGTCCTGCGTTGAACAGTGTCAGTTCACAGGCGGACTTGTCGGGATAGAATGTGTTTGCTATCGCATTACACAGACAGCTCAATGCTTTCAGGTTATTCATCATGTACGAGTTTTGAGTGTATAGATATCGTTAATCTCAGTGATTACAGGAAGTGCCAGAGTTTCAGCCTTGGTGAACTCTCCGTAGTTTGCTCCCTTGGTCTCACCGACACCCCACTGAGATACACGGATTCGTCCGTAGTTGCTGTATGCAACGTCCTTTTCAGGCTTCAGCTCGTTGTTTGCGTACGCATTCTTCATGAGACCGAGCTTTCCTTCCGGAACGAATACGATGTTCTTCGCATTCCAAGGAGTGTAAGGAGTCAGCTTCTGTCCGTTCTGGATCTGACACTGACGTTTCACTTTCTCGAACAGCGGATATCCGTTGCTTTCCATGTACTCGTTGATGTCCTTCAACTGTACCATTTTGGATGACTTGTCAGTACCCCAAATCATCTGCTTCATCTTCTTGCTTCTACACATGTAGGAGATTGCAGAAGGGGCACACAGAATCTTTCCGAGAATTGTTCTGTCTTCCGCGTCATCGAGGATGGTCTGAATAGCCTCCATACAGTCCACGGTGTCGAGGTTTCCTTCCGTCCATTCCTTCACGGACGATGCGATGTTGGATGAAGGCATGTTGTAGTTGATTTCTCCCTTCACACCGCCTTCAGGGTTGTTTGTGTTGTCGAATGTGAACACACCGCAGTTTGACAACGCTCCGAGGAAGATGATGTCCAGCTTGGCTTCAACACCGTTCACAACACGTTTGACATCACCCCACATGAGGTTTACAAGCTGTTTCTTCTTCTCTTCGTCCGAAATGGATTTACTGTCAAGAAGCTGGAGCACCTTTCGGTAGTCCTGCATGGTCATAGGGAGCGTGATTGCATGGTTCAGCACCCTTTCCTTGACGGTTTCAACACCGTAAGAACCAAGGATAGGTTCTTTTGCGTTCTCACCGATTGTCGATGCGGCAACGGTCAGGTTATACTTTCCGATAATCTCCTCGAAATCGAGACCGATTGTCGGAGTGTCCCAGTCAAGATACTTTGAGTAAATCACATTGTCAAAGATGCGCTTGTTCAATTCAGATGCAGCATCTATACGTGCCTGCACGTTCTGTGTCAGGGCACCGAAAAGAGAACTGAGTAAAATTGGATTTGGCATAATCTTTCAATGTTTTACTGATTAATAAATAGAATGTTGTGGTTTGTAGCAAGGCAGAAGCCGTTTTCCACGAGCCATGAAGCCGGGAAAGGTGTACATACCGATTTCAGGACGATAGCGTCATAGGCAGCGTCCAAAGTAGGAAGGCCGCTCTTTCTGATTTCCAAGTCAGCACCAAGTACGGCATTCGCCACATACTTCGGCTTCTTAGATGATGCGTCAAACTCCTGAATGTAGTCATTTGCAGCCAGCCCGGATATTGCAGCCGCAAACGTGATGACATCGTAGTCAGGATTGCTTCTGTCAATCTTGGAGACTGTAGTTGTGGCCGATACCTCTTCCACACCTACCTTGTACACGACATCACCTACACAGAAGTTGTTCTTCTTGCTGACACGTGCAGATGTTGTATCTCCACCTTCCTGGATCTGCCCGATTTTCACGACAGCGGCAGACATGTCGCTCACGTCCACCTGCAAGAACGAACCTCTTCGGATGATGTCACCCACAGCGAAGGTCTGCTTCAATGAGAAGCCGCCCGGCAACATTCTGACCTCTTTTCTCCAAAACGGGTCCATGTCGCCCGAGAAAGCTGTTCTTTCAAATTTGATTGCCATTTTTCAAACAATTTTTAGTTAGACATCTGGCAGTGTACTCGCCCATGATTTGGCGTCATCCTTTACTGCCTGTTCGGATGATGTTAGGATGTCCACCTTTTCGGCAGATCGGAAGAGCGTCGTGTAGG